ATAATATTCTAGCAATCTATACTTATCAACCCCGTAATCCTTATCTTTTGTATTATCTGGAGTAAATGATTGCATCGTTGTTGCATTTGTTGCATCAGGATAATCTTCTTCGCCACTAATTGATTCTATTTCATCTATTAGTAATTTTTCACCCTTCTCATCTATTGGCTGTGATAATTGTGGGTATAAATCTATTAATTGCTGTTTTGTTAGAATTGTTGATACTATCATCCCAGAAGCATCATCAAAATATCTGTGTCTTGAATTAGGGTCTACATATACACGGAATGGGTCAACGTAAGTAAACTTAACCTCACCTCTACCATAATCACCATCTTTATCAAGATAACAATAAAAATATCCTAGACCAGTAACAGCATAATCATGAACAACCTGTTTGAATACTTCATTGCCATCTGATATATCCCATGTATATTCAAGTATTGTTCTCCATACATTTGCAAGTTTGTTATCAGAATCTTCTCTACCTACTGCAGAGAACCTTGGAGTTTTTGAAGTTACAATAGCTTTAAATTGCTCAATAGCAGCATATAACCTATCCATAGGCATTGAAGACTGATTTCTTGAGTCAAGTTCATCAATTTCTGAAGCAGTAAAATGATTGCCAAGATAGAAGTCCATATCCTCTCTCGCAGCTGTATCCCAGTCTGCTCTAGCGTTTTTCCAATTGTCAAAAAGCTCCCTTACTTCTTTTACTCTAATATCCTCGTTTATCATAACTTATAATATACCTATATTTATTTTCATAAACAAATAATTATTTTCTTGCTCCAGTCATCCAATTATACGCTTTTTTAGGTGTTAACCAGTTCCCATCTTTCTTTTTCTTCTTTTTCTTGCTACCAGCTTTAGGATTTCCCCTTGCCCACTGAGTAGATAACCAGAATGCATCAATTGTATCATCATGACTACCTTTAGGAAAATCAAGTAGTTCTCCTATGAACTCATGCATATCCTTCTTTAAGTGAACAGCTCCTGCTTTAAACATGGGTTGTAACCCTTCAAACAACCTATCCTTCTTCTTTTGATTATAATTCTTGATTCCCTTTTCAATACCAGGAAGGAACAATCCTTCTTTTTTACTTCTTTTCATTACATAATCCCTTAACATCTCCTGATATGCAATAGTTTCTATATTTATTCTCCGTACCGGGCTATATCGTTTTGCAATTTCAAATATCTTGTCGGCACAGTCCATGGGTAAGACTCTCTTCCTCCAGTATTCAAGAACGTAGTAATCATACTCAGCAGTAACACCAATAACCATGATAACAGAATAATCATTATACACCCCAATTGTTGAAGCAGGGTCAACACCGATGTAAATATTGACATACTCTTTTTTATCGTCATCCAACTTAACGTACCATGAAGCATATTCTTCATCATATCTACAAAATCCTTTATATAATGCATTATTTATATCCTCCTCACTAAATATTTGGTCATCAGGAGACTTTGCTTGGTTCATATACTCTTGAAAAAATTTAGCGGGAGTTCCTGAATCAATATAGAATTGCTTACGATTTTCTAATTTCTTCAATGGCCACCTTGAAGGCCATATAGGCTTGCCGTCTTCGATTGCTTTTTTAGTATATACGTCCCAAGCAAATTCTTCACCAGTCTTTTCACACTCACTATTTTTACTAACAAGTCCATTTAAAAAACTGTCATAGTGTACAACTGTTCCATTACACCACAGAAATCCATTTTTATCAAAATCAATCGCTGGATACACGGCAGCTGTTACCCATTCCTTTATTTGTCTCCTAGAGTCAGGAGTTTTTGTATTTAACTCTGATTCAAAGTCATCAAGTATAATACCTGTATATCTTGTTGAATATTGCTTCTTTCCTCTTAATCTTTGTGAAGTACCCTTGCCAATCATTCGGCAACCATTTTTTAATGTAAATTCGTCCTTTGTCCATTTATCTCCTTCTAAATCACCAAAATAGTAATGAATTGCCGGATTTGAATATATATGGTTCTGAATCCAATTAAGATTATCTCTTGCCTGGTCTTGGGCTTCACCAACCCAAGCGATAAACTCTGGGGTTTCTTTAGTTGCAAATAAAAACCTGTGAAGCACAGCACAGGCCGCTAAAGTAGATTTAGCATGGTCACGAGGTAGAACTAGTGCTAATTGCTGCTTTTCCTTATCTAAAAGCATTTTACCTACATCATTATGGAAATCAGGGGTAGCTGAGGCTAGAAAGTCTTGTGGGCTGAATAGTTTGCCAAATGTGATTAAATCACTATATGCAAGTTGCAATGTCTTTTCATTCTTAGAAACATTACCATTAAGATTTAAATTAGCCATTATCTAGGCATTATATGTGGCGATACTGGCTGTGCAGCTCCAAATTCTCCTTGTGACCTCATAAGAGATTCAATTAATGAATTTAACATATTATTTTCCGGAACATCACCAGGTCCTTTTAACCAACGAGGTGTATCAGCGGCTAAAAGTGAATCCAAATCAATATTGCCACCTCCAGGAAGATTATACTCACTTTGCAATAATTTAAGCGTATCAATCTGATTATTTTCATCAATAACTCTATAATTGAATCATGAGCTCCACCATCTACTTGTTGCTGCGGAACACCATTCCCTAAACCTACCATGCTCATAAGATAATTTATAAAACTTCCTAATTGGTCAACAGGATTTGTCATTGTTTCTGCTTCTGCAGCTTGTTCTGCTGCTATTCTACCTGGGATATCTAACATCCCAACTGTATCTTGTATTCCATATGCCATACTAAAACTCCTTTATTAATTCGAAATGGGGAAAATCATCGAATTTGTTATCATCTACTTCAAAATTCTTATTCCAGTCCCCTCCCCAGCGGACATTTATCTCCATTGACTGTGCTATGCCTAAAACAAAACCCGCAAATAAGTGAAAACGCTCCCTATCATTCCAGTCAACAGGGTATGGGACAATATCACAAGCCCTGCTAGGAGAAGCGTTGTGACGACCATTTGGGTACTTGACCTTGGTTTTACCTTCTTCATATAACTTATTCTGCCTTTCTTTACCCCGATGACCCTCTAGGACACTACAATCGACATATTTTATAACTTCATTGAATAAATCCTGCAAATCCTCATCACAAGTTGCTAGTCTTTTTCTTGAACTTCTTCCAAACTTTGGCATATCAAATTCCTATTAATTTTCTATAAAAAGAGTTTCAAGCCTTTTAAAACCCTCATCTATCTTAGATTCTATCTTTGCAACACTAATTTCTAATTTTTGTATATTTTCTGAATTTTTATTCATTTTCACTGAATGTTTAACAGCATCTTCCTCAAATGATTCAATCTTAGTAGCAAATATACCCTGAGTATAGATAAATGTACCAAGTACCGTCAATACTGTAATTACTGTTCCTATTGATATTTTCTTGTCAATCATCATCTATGCTAAACCACTATCACTTTCGGACCCATAAATATACAAAATATTATTGTCTAAATCAAACTCTGAATAACAAAATGGACATTTCCACTCATTTATATCCCCATTAGAGTCAATCATGCCTATTCTTTGAGTTACAATCTCATTACAGTATAAATCCTTACTACAAACAGGACATACATCCTTTTTGTGATTACTCTTCCTTTTCTGCGTGTGCGAGTACTTTCTGGGTTCCTTTATCATTTTTAATAGCCTCCAACTGTTCTGGTGAAAAACCAGCCCAAACGGTTAATTGTTCCTGCTTTTTCTCTGTATCAAAGAGTCCTGACATCTTCGCTAATGCATCCAGAGACCTTAACCTATCTGAATCCCTTTCAGAGATATCGGCTATATCCTTGTATAAACGTATAATATACTCAGGAGAAACTCCCTCAGCATTCAAAAGTTCTCTAATTTCTTCTTTTACCATCTGTTGTACCTTTTTTAGTTGTAATAATTTACTAGCTGCAGTTTTGATGTATTGTTCGTCTTTTGCCTTTGGGTATAAAATACTATATGCTTGACTAGAATCCATCCCTGCAGCTACGTATTGCGCAAATAAAAATTTTTTAGATGAAACCTTCTTATCTCTAATTTCATTGATTGAGTCATAATTACCGGAAAATGTGTAAATATTGTCCGCAACACCATGTTCACCTAACATTTTGATGTTTTTCTGACTTACAACAAACGAACCACATACCGTCCTAATGCATTTCTGACGTTTTCCAGTAGATGGGACAGTTACATAGAATATCCTAAGTACCTGACAAACGTGCAAATCGTCCGTATAGACCCAATCTCCCTCATTTCCATGCTTCCAATCACCCGAAACAGATAAACTTTCGTTAAAAGCCATAAATTCAGCCATATTATCGTATAATCGATGCTCTTTACCTTTGATTTTCTTAAATTCCACTAAATAATATACAAAATAATATTATTTATTGCATTAGAAAAATATTATAACTATATTTAGTTCGCTGTATCGGTTGGTTAAAGACTTTTAGGGTACAGCAGTAAGAAATGGCTACTAAAAGGGGATAATAGCAAAGCCATAGACAATCCGAAGGTAATTGAGTCGCTATAAGAATGTTACCCGCACTTAACAGTGTATCCAATGCACTTAACAGTGTATCCAATGAAGCGGAACGGCTCCGAATGAGCAGATAAAAACCGTAGAGGGTAGAGGACTTATCTTCTTTTAAGACAAGGGGATAATATCCTCTATCCAAAACAAAACAAAACTCACCAAATGAGCAGTAATAATATATAGTATTTACTATATAATACAATCAATACTATCCCTCCTACGTAAACGGCTAAAATTTGAAAAATAATATTAGAATGCGTGAGGGTCTTATTTTATTCGCACCCACCCCCTATCCGAACGCTACCCCTCTCTCTATTACGTTGAAAATTCGATTATTATTATAATCATTAACAAATTAATCTCAACTTATATATATTTTAGTATAAAAGGAAACGCCCAACCATATTCAGTCGGGCGTTTTTTTTAGGTGGGTTGTTGAGGACTTAC